CTCGTGAAGGCCGCTGAGGCTTGGTACGAGCTTGACCAGGACGCGATGCGCGCCCTGTGGGTGGCCCCGTCGAAGGGCGGCCCGTTCACCACCAAGCAGCGCGAGGTCATGCGCTCCAACGAGTTCACCAAGCACCGCCCGAACAACTCCAATCAAGAGGAAGCCGCCTAATGGCCCGTGGCATCAACAAAGTGATTCTCGTCGGAAACCTCGGCAACGATCCCGAAACCAAGTACACCCAGGGCGGCATGGCCGTCACCAAGGTCAGCCTGGCTACCACCAGCGTCCGCAAGGGCAAGGACGGCGAGCAGCAGGAAAAGACCGAATGGCACCGCGTGACGTTCTTCGGGAAGCTGGGCGAGATCGCCGCCGAGTACCTGCGTAAGGGTTCGCAGGTCTACGTCGAGGGACGTATCAGCTACAGCGAGCATACCGGCGACGACGGGGTGAAGAAGTACTACACGGACATCATCGCCGACGAAATGCAGATGCTCGGCGGCAAGGGCGAAGGCGGCGGGCAGCAGGAGCGTAGCCCCCGCCCTCAGCGCCAGGAACCGGCACGGCAAGCGCCGCCCACCGACGATTTCAGCGACGACGACATTCCCTTCTGACACACGAAGCCCAGCGGATGAAACAGGCGGGCAGAACACCGCCCGTCGAGGTGGCTGATAACCGCCGCACCCGCGACTGAGTAATCCCGGCGTCTAGCACGCACGAAGGTCTCCACTCAGGGCAACGGCGCCTGGCCCCTCGGCGAGATGAGGGGCGATTTCCACACAGGAGCAGGACATGAGCGAGCGAGAGGGTGTGAGGGGGTTGGTGGCGAAGTGGCGGAGGGAAAGCGAGAAGATGCAGTTGCATCCGGCCGGACTTGCAGCGAGGCGTGTGTGCGCAGTGGAACTCGAATCCGCCCTCGCCGCCGGGGAGGTGGAGCAGCGGGCGCGGGAGTTGTTGGCGGACGCATACGCGGCGGCGGGATTCCCGGAGTCCGCATCCGACGTGCGCAAGGGGCGGATCAATTACGGCGCGCTGGAGCGTGCGTCTCTGTCCGCAATCGCATCCGCCATGTCGCAGCAGCCCGAGGCGCGGGGCGTGGTGGATGCGAGCATCTTGCAGGAAGCGGGCGATGTTCTGGAAGCGGTCGCTATTAGCGGCGTGCCTCTGCCCAACAACTGGCGGTGGCCGCTCGCCGACGAACTGCGCGGTATGGCCGCCGCCCTCACGGAGGCCCGCAATGTCCGCTAACCCGATTGATGAGGCTATGCAGGCGCTTGCGGACGAGCTGTGGCTGGCATCAGGACGAGTCCGCACGCTCGCCAAAACCATCGCCGCCGCGCAGCAGCAGGGGCAGGCGGTGGCGTGGGTCCGGTATCGCAGCGATGGCGGGATCGAAGGGCCGGTGCTAGACCAGCACATGGACGACATCCGCCGAAACTCCGGTGCCTGGACTCCGCTTGGCCGGATCACCGCCCCGCCGCCGAGCGCGCCCGTGGGGGTGGAGCAGCGGGCGCGGGAGTTGTTGAAAGCCCATGCAATTAGCGGAGAGTCGCGAACCTTCTTGCCTGACACGCTTGTCGTGGTGAAGGACGGGGCCCTCCGCGCCATCGCCGCCGCCCTCGCCCAGCAGCCCGCAGCCGTGGATGAGGCGATGGTCATGGTGCCGAAGCGCGACGCGCTGATCCTCGCCAATTTCGCCATTTTCGCCAAGGCGCACGGCGGCGCGATGGAGCAGCTTGCTGCCCGCCGCATCGCAAGCCTCGCCACCCAGCACCAGGAGCCGAGGACGTGAGGATCACCGTGATCGTTGCGGATGCGACGCACGCCGTCCATGTGGGCGGCGAGGTTGAGCGAGTCGCGCGGACATTCGACATGCCGAAGGAGATGGCCGACTGGCTCGCAAGCCAAGCCGTCGGCAGCTACTGCAGCGTTTCGCTCGCCATCGACAAGGAGACGCCCCATGACCGCCGAGCCTGACCTGCTGCCGCTGCCGGAGTGGCAGGGCGACTTCATGACCGAATCCGAGTTCCGCGAGGAAGCGCAAGCCTACGCCCGCGCCTGCGTATCCAGCGCCACCGAGGCGCTGCGGGCGGAGGTGGCGCCTTATGCATACATGCAGGATTGTGATCTGGCTTGGGTACTGGTGCCCGCGGAGCCGACCGATGAGATGGTAGAGGCCGCGTGGGACAGTGACGCAGCTGACTACGTGGGCGAGCACAAGCGCATCCATTCCCTAGGGCTTGCATGGTCCGCCATGCTCGCCGCCGCCCCGCAGCCAGGCAAGGAGGTGTCCCGTGGCTAAGACAAAGACCGTGTGGGTTGCCTACACAAACACCGACTGCACCGAAGGCCGAGGGTTCGATGTTCCGATTGCGGTTTGCGCGCAAGAGGCTACGGCCCAACGCCTTGCGAAGAACAGGTACGTGCAAGGCTCCGACGGACCTGTCCGTGAAATGCAACTCGTGAGGATCGACGGGAAGTGGTATGCGCCAAGCGCCGCAATCAATGTGATCGATCCGACGCGAGAGGACGTTCTGGCCCAGCAACGGCTGGATGCCAGCCGCGCGGCGATTCAGCGTGCCAGGGATGCGGGGCTGACCGACGCCGAGATTGCCGCGCTGAAAGGAGCCGCCCCATGTCTGAGGTGAAGCTGTTGGAGTTGCCGGAGCCGTGGCAGTGTGAGACTGCGATGTGCCCCGCCCTGTACACGCCCGCCCAGATGCACGCCTACGCCCGCGCTCACCTCGCCGAGCGGGAGCGGGAGGTGGAGGCGCTGCGCGCGGAGGTGGAGGGCTGGAAGGCACAGGTGCACGACGAGATTTCCGCGAACCTCGCATTTCGCGAGGCCGGCGGCGCCCTGCCTGACGAGGACATGCCGACCTTCTGTGCGCGACTGATCGCCGATAAGCAGCGCGCCGAGGCCCAGGCGGCTGCGGATCGGCAGGATGCGGAGCGGTATCGGTGGCTGCGGGATAATGTGTTCCCCCATGCGTACCACGGTCGGCAGCAGCCGCATGTCGTGATGGCCGTGTATCTCGGGCACGACGACCGAGGGCGTCTCTGCGTCATGCACCCGGGGCGCGAGTCCCATGTCGGCATCCCGAGCCTCGACACCGCCATCGACCAGGCGCGCGCGATGGAACAGGAGACCAAGGCATGAAGCTGAGCGAGAGGTTGGATCTGGCCGCGAAGATCCTCGAAGACATCGGCGGGCAGTCAGCAATGGCGGCCACTGTCCGCGAAGCCGCCGCCGCCCTCGAAGCGGCGCGGGAGGATGCGTGGCAGCCGATTGAGACTGCGCCTCGTGCCGAACTAGAGGACATTATCGCTTCGGACGGGCAGACGGTGTTCGCTGTCCAGTGGTTCGATGGACAGTGGGTTAACTCGTTCTCTGACATCGTGCACCCGACTCACTGGCGCCCAATCCCCGCACCACCCTCCATCGACCAGTCGCGCGGGAAGGGGGTGCAGGGTGAAGCGTGGCAGCCGATTGAGACGGCGCCGCAGGATGGGACAGCCGTAATCGGTTTCTGGAGCGGGAGTCGCGGCGCTGTCGGAATCGTCAACGGCACCAACTACGGCATCACCGCGTTCAACCCTGAAAGCGGCGAGTGGTATGACGCCAGCGAGGCTGACAACGAGGAAGTGTGGTGGCGCCCTGATTTCTGGCGCCCGCTGCCAGATCCGCCGCGAATCGTCCCCGACGCTGGGCAGGGAGGTGGGGAGTGAAAAGGAAAACGACAGGCCGCTCGGTGCTGATTGACGACGAACTGTTCCTTGTCACCTGCGACAAGACGCTCCCCAGGCATTACACCGTCTCGGCAACATTCCTTCTCGCCATGCTCACCCCCCAAGTGCTGTGGTCGGATGGCCCGGAGATCTCCGCCCTGCTGTACGCGGGATGGACTGCGCTGGCGACTCTCGGACTATCTTGGCTGTTCGATGACCGGGAGACATATCGGCTCCGCAAGGTGGCCCAGCTCCCCGTTGCGGAGGCTGGGTGTCCAGGCGCCTCAGACCCCACCCCCCAGGAGGCGACCGATGCGTGATCTAGTCGAGCGTGCGAAGGAATTGGCCTACCGTGCCCACGCCGGGCAGACGGACAAGGCCGGCCGTCCGTACATAGAGCATGTGGCGCGCGTGGCGGCTGCGGTCAGCGATGACCCCGAGGCCGAGGCGGTCGCTTGGCTGCATGATGTGCTGGAGGATGCCCCGGACTACTGGGAGCAGGCCTCACGCCTGGCCTATCAGCGCCAGCAGGCGGCGATAGTGAAGCTATCTCGGCAGTTCGCATCTTCCACCGACGGCTACTACTACGCGATTCGCGCCGACCCCCTCGCCCTCCGCGTGAAGCTGGCCGACATAGCCGACAACGCGGACGAGGCGAGGCTCGCGTTGCTGGACGAGAAGACCGCCGCACGGCTCCGGCGCAAGTACGCCAAGGCGCGGCAGATGCTGGGGGAGGCGACCGATGGGGGCCGCTGATCCCTTCATGTCTCGCCGCGAGATCGCCGCATTCTGCCGGTCGCCCCAGCGTGCCCGGCAGGTCGCCTTCCTGCGCCAGAACGGGGTGCGGCACTACGTGGACGCCCACGGCTGGCCGGTGGTGCTATGGTCCGCCGTCGAAGGGCTGCCTGCCGCCAAGGCCGAGAAGCCCGCCTGGAAGCCGAACAAGGCCGCCTGATGGGCCGCAAGCCGACCAAGCCCGGAGCCGTCCCCCGCCTGCGCGCTCGCCGCCAGAAATCGGGCAACCTCCACTACTACTACGACCACGGCATCGGCCCGGACGGCAAACGCCGGGAGGCTCCGCTGGGTTCGGACTACGGGCTGGCGATCAAGCGTTGGGCCGAGATCGAGCACGAGCGGAATCCGCCAGCCGCAGCCGTGGTCACGTTCCGGCACGTCGCCGACCGCTACCGCGCGGACGTGATCCCGACCAAGGCCCCACGCACCCAGAAGGACAACATCCACGAACTGTCGTGGCTGCTGAAGTTCTTCGATGACCCGCCCGGGCCGTTCGAGGCCATCAAGCCGATCCACGTCCGGCAGTACATCGACTGGCGCAAGGCGAAGGTGCGGGCCAACCGCGAGGTCGCCCTACTCTCCCACCTGTGGAACTGGGCGCGCGAGAAGGGCTACACGGACCTGCCGAACCCCTGCGAGGGCGTGCGGCGCAACAAGGAATCAGGGCGCGACGTGTACGTCGAGGATGGCACCTACTCCAGCGTCTACGCCAAGGCGGACCAACCGCTGCGGGATGCGCTGGACTTGGCCTATCTGACCGGTCAGCGGGTTGCGGACGTGTGGGCCATGGACGAGCGCCAGGTCACGCCTGCGGGCCTGCTGATCAAGCAGGGGAAGACCGGGGCCAAGCTGGCGATGCAGATCACGGGCGAGCTGAAGGCGTTGATGGACCGAATCATGGCCCGCAAGCGCGGGCTGACCCTTCGCTCCACCCGGCTGATCGTGGACGAGCGCGGGCTGGCGATTGGGCGCGATGCGCTGCGCTACCGCTTCGACAAGGCGCGCGAGCTGGCGAACGTGGACAAGGGGAGTTTTCAGTTCCGCGACCTGCGCGCGAAGGCGGGCACGGACAAGGCCGATGACTCGGGCGATATCCGCCAAGCGCAGGCCCAGTTGGGCCACGCATCCGTCGTGATGACAGAGCATTACGTCAGGAAGCGGAGGGGCGCGAAGACGACGCCGACGCGCTGAATTGCGGAGCGGAGGGTCTTTTGCGGAGCGGGCAGAAATCACCGAAACCGCTTGATTACTGGTGGGCCGTGATGGATTCGAACCATCGACCAGCGGATTAAAAGTCCGCGAACGAATCCCTATGGAACAACGGCTTAGGGGTTATTCCCGCTCCGCAAACCGGAACTTCCGACCCCTCAAATTCCCCGGCGAAAACGGATGCTTTGGAGGGATTGCGGAGCGGAATCCGATCCCTACTCGTCCTCATCCAGCGGCACCAGCCGCGACCAGTTCCGCCGCGCCACAAGCGGATCCGCCAGCTCGCCCCGCAGCCGGTCAACGTGCCGCGCCGCCCAGGCTTCAACGCCAGCCTTCCCCGCCTCGAACGACGTGCACCGCCGCATGACCAGCGGCGCCTCAATCGGCCAGTGGCATTCGAGCCGGGCCGTCCAACCACCGTCCACCCGGCCAAGCAGCATCGCGACCTGCGTGCCGTCCAGCGTCAGGGCGATTTCGTCGGATGCGTACTGGTGCCGGGGCACCCACTGGAAGCCGGGAGGGAGCATTGGGGAAGGGTAGCAGCCGACGAATGGTAGTTGACTTGTGACTAGTCACGCCGATAATGGACACATGAACATTGCATCCATCAAAGCCAAGTTCATCGACGCCGAGACCCGGGGCAACCGCTGCCTAGCCGACGCTAACGAAGCCCACGAAGCTGGCAGAAGGGCGACGGCCGAACGGCTTTACGAAAGGGGCCAGCGCTGGCTGGATCGTGCGAATGAACTTCAAGAACGAATCTGGCTCGCCGAAATCAATGAGCGCCAATCTTCGCCAGAAAAAGAGCCGCAACAGCAGGGCTGAGGCTGGGGGCAAACAGATCGCCGTGATGCTCACGCCCGCAGCGGCGGCTAAGCTGACCGCGTGGCTCGCCAAGGGCGGCACCATCGCTGGGGTGGTGAATCGGCTACTTGAACGGTCCAGCCCCTAACGCAGCACCCCCCGCATCCCTGCGAGGGGCCGCCCGGCTGGATGGCCTAGTGGCACCGGGCGTTGCTGCGTGGGTAGATTGCCCCGCTGTCCGGGGCTGCCGTATCGGGCCGGCACGCATCGCCGCGTAGGGGAATGCCTACTTGAACACCGCCACGTAGGACAGGAAGCCGTAGCTGATCTGGGCCTTGCTGCCCGCCCACGTCTCGGGCGCTGATCCGGTGTGCGTCGCCGGCTTGTACTGCTGGCGGCTGCTGAAATAGGTGCCGTTGAGGGCCGATGCCACGGTGTCGGTGTAGCCGGTCGAGCCGTCCACGCCGGCCGTGCTTGCGCTGCTGTGGGTCGCGGCACCGCCGCCAAGCACGAAGGACGGGCCAGCGGCAGGGTTCGCCGCAGTCGCCACGCTCATGGACACCGGCGGGTTCTGGTAGGCCGTGCCGACCGCATAGCCGACCGTGGCGAGCGTGGGCGTGCCGGTCACCTCGACCAGGTAGGCCGAGTAGGCCAGCGCCACGGGGAAGCTGATCGTCACGTTCGGGCTGCCGGCGGCGGCGTTGGTCAGGACGAAGATCGAGACGCGGTGGCGGTAGTCGCCCCAGCCGTCGCCCTGGCGCTCGTGGCTCGACACCAGCGTCCACGGCCTGCCGCCCACCGCCGCCGGAGTCGGCGTGATGTTCACCGCGCCGGTGGTGGACGCATGGGTATGTACGACGAGGATCAGGCTGTTGCCCGCCACCACGCCGGCCATTGCCCCGGTGCTGCCGCTACTCGCGTCCGCGCCCGCGTAGTTCCCGCTCCGGCGTGCCTGTTTGAAGGCGACGCCGGTTGAGGGGGCAGCAGGTTTGACCCACGAGAACCCCGGACCTTTCAGCCGGGTTACCTCACCGGCCGCCGTCTTGATCCGCCGCGCGCGCGTGAGGTCGAGCTTAGGCACTGGTCAGCACCAGGATCTGATTGGCGCCAGCGGTCGCGGCGTTGAATGCCGACTCGCTGGTGAAGGTGACGATCTCGACGCTCTGGCCGGGTGCGCCCTGCGATCCCGGCGTGCCCGGGTCGCCTTTCGGTCCTTGGGCCCCGTCGGCTCCGGGGTCGCCCTTGGCGCCCGGCGCACCGTCGGCGCCTGGCGCGCCATCAGCACCGGCCGGGCCACGCTCGCCCGTGTCGCCCTTGGGGCCCTGCGGACCCTCCGGCCCGGTATCGCCCTTTTCGCCGGGCGCCCCCTGCTCGCCGGGGTCGCCTTTCGGTCCCTGTTCGCCTCGCTCTCCGGTCGGGCCCTGTGGGCCGGGCGCACCATCAGCGCCGGGCAGGCCTTGAATCCCCTGCGGTCCCGGGTCGCCTTGGTCGCCTTTCGGGCCGGGCGGACCGGGCGGGCCGGAGATGGTTTCCCCGCCTGAACTGGTGCCCGGCGGGCCGGCGGGGCCTTGGATACCCTGCAGGCCGCGCTCACCCTGTGGGCCCTGTGGACCTTCTGGGCCGCGCTCGCCCGCCGGACCCTCGGGGCCTCGCTCGCCCTGCGGCCCCATCGGGCCGGTCACCGGCTCACCGCCGCTACCCGAACCTGCCGGCCCCGGCGGCCCCTGCACGCCGACCTTGGAGATGGTGACGACGGTTTGCCGGGTCGTGATCGAAACGACCGTCGGCCGGTTGGTGATCTCGACGACGGTCGGCCGGCTGTCGATGCTGACCGTGGTCATCGCACTTCGATCCAGATCGGGGGCGTGGCGTCGAGTTCGCCGCCGGGCAGGCTCATCGCCACGCGGATCCAGTTGGTGCGGCCACGACCCATTGCCCGGGCAAGCGCGCCGGGGATGGTCAGCGTGGCGACGCCGTTCTCCGCGTCCGTCACCTCGACCGTGCCGTCCATGAGGGCGGCCGGATACGCATCGATGATGGCGAGCGTCCGCCCGGTCAGGCTGATGGGGCCGCCCTCGTCAGCCCAGCGCATCTCAGCCCGAACGCCTTCGCCCTGCTCAACTTCAATCGACTGCATCGGGAATCTCCAGAGTCGTCAGCCCGAGGTCTTGCCGGGCGTGCTTGATGAAGGCGGCCTTGATCGCGCCAATGACCGCCAGGGCTGGCAGCGCGTCCTCTCCTACCGGGTAGCCCTCAGCAAGGATCGACTCGACGGATCGCTCGATGCGCGGGCCTAGGGACTTGCCCCGGAACAGCGCGCCCGAGTAGTGCCACCATTCGGTGTGCCAGACGATCCGGCCATTCAGGCTTTCGGTGCCATCCTCGTTCGGGTCGAAGAACATCTCGACGCGGCGGGCGTACAGCACGTCCCGGTTGTTCTCGTCGAGTTCGATAAAGACGTCGGTCATCGGTGGTAGTCCCCGTGCGTGATGTGCAGGATCTCGTGCCCGAGGGTGCAGGTGGCCTGGTCGTCCAGGCGCTCGGGCGGCAGGGTGTAGATCACGGCGCTGCCATCGGGCAATCGGCCGGCGAACCCGTGCAGGCGGTCCCGCTGCGGATTGGGATCGCCAGCCGCACGCTCCCGCTTCAACAGGACCATGCCCGAGTCACGGTAGGCCTGCTCCAGGGTCGGCCGGTCGACAACGCGCCATTCGATGCGGAGCTGGTGACGCTCGCCTGCCTGCGGCGCCGGGTCGATCTTTTCGCCGCCGCATCCGGTCAGCAGCAGGCAGGCAATCAGGATCATTCGCATGGGCGCCCTCACTGTTCGACGGAGATGACATAGGTGCTCTGCTCGCCCAGGTTCCCGCTGATGTTCGCGGGGAACCCGGAAGCACCGGTGATTCTGACTCGATACATGAAGTTCGACGTGCTGGCGTTGTTGTCGGTAAACGTGCCGGAAGCGGAAGCCTCGATGTCGACGCGATAGTTGCCTCCGCCTTCGTTCGTGGAGGTTCGGTTTCCGGTGATCGGCAGCGACGACACCGTCGTCCACGACGTGCCGCCGTTGAGGCTCCGTTCCAGAACGAGCGTTCCGCTGGTCGAGCCGCTACCCGGGTTGGTCGGCTGGAGACCGCCGTTCACGTACGACATCCCCCAGTTGACGACCTTCTGCCCGCCGTTGGTGCTGAATGGCCCGACCTCAACGAAAGCTGACGCGCTGATCGCGGTCGAGCGGGCGGCATTCTTGAGCACCCCGGCCGATAGCGTGCCACCGAAGTAGGCGCTGCCAGCCGTGTCGAACCAGATGGTGCCGTTCGCTTTCGTGCAGGCGGCCGCGCCAACATTGGGGCCGTACCAGAACACCAGGTCGCCAGCCCCGAACGTGTGCCCGATAATCAGCTGCGCCGCGCCCTTCCAGATGCGCAGGTATCCGTCCTGCCACTCCATGCCCATGCCGGTGAGCGTGGAGATGACGCGGAACACCGTGGCGAGGATCGAGAAGCTGGAACGGGTGCCGTCGTTCTCGTTGACCGTGCCCGACACCAGCCCATTCACGTCCAACGCGACGGTGTGCTTGGCCCGCAACCGGCCGTCCACGCTATTGGCGGTGGCGATTGCCTGCTGGGTTACCTGCGCGGTTCCGGCCGACCCAACGCTGTAGGGCGACGGGACGTTCTGCGTCGCCGACACCGCCTCCTCGACCATCGGGGACGTGGCGAACAAGTAGCTGTCTGCTCCGGTCGATCCGTTGCCCGTGGCGCGAACCTTCAGGCGCAGGAAGGCGGCGTTGGCGGGAGCCACGCCAACGGCGAAGACGCGCCCGAAGTTGGCGAGCGTCCCGCCGACCCCGGATGCCGACGTGGCTGTGCCGTTGGTATAGCTGATGTGGTCGCCCGCCGAAGTCAGCCACTGCAAGAAGATTTGGCCGACGCAGCGGTGCGCGCCGAGGTAGATGCTCCCGATGTATCGCTTGCCCGCCTCGACCGAAATGGTCAGGTTGCTGCCCGTCGAGTTGGCGTCCATGTACACGCCGCTCGGGAGCGGTGCGCCTGCGCCGTTGTTGCGCAGGAAGAAGCCGCCGCGCTCCTGCGGGATGTAGAGCGTGGCCGGAGCGGTGGTGTGCGGGTAGATCGTCGGCGTCCCGCCAGGGGTTCCGCCGCCAACAGAGATCGTCCAGCCACCCAGCCCGAACCCGAAGTCCGAGTTGGGGAGGAGGTTTCCACCACCGCCCATGGTCGCGCGCACCGTGGTGAGTGCTTGGCTTACGGCCTCGACGCCGCCCTGCACCGCGCTGACCTGGCCGCTCAATGCGTTAAGCGCACTGGTGCTGGCCTTCCCCGCGACCTCCGTTTGCACACTCTGGATCAGTTGCCCTTGGGTAACTAGCCCCTGCTCGGTCTGGGTGATCCGCGTCGAATGGTCACTGACCACAGTCGAGATAGCGCCTCCAACAGCGCCCTCGCGCTCCATCTCGATCGAATCGATGTTGAACTGGCCGGCGGTTTGCGCGTTCTGCGACTGCAGGCCGATTCGTGCCGACACGGCACCTGCTGGGGCCACAGCGTTGCCGATGTAGTCTTGCCAGGAGTTCAACGCGGCAACGCCGGCCTCAACTACCGAGACTTCCGAGAGGCCGGCATCGCCGCCAGATGCGTTGTAGAACCTGACGAGCACACGCACCCGGGTGCCAATGGTGGGTGGCGTCCCGCCGAGGGTGGCAACCCGGCCGCGCAAGCGGACAAACACCTTCTCGTCAGGCGAAACAGGAGCGCGTTGGAAGTTCCACAACAGACGCCCGGTGGCACCTGCCGTGATCTGGAGCGCATTCATCCCACCGGAAACGCCTTCCCCACCTCCGGTAATCACGGTGTACCCGGCAGGCATACCCTCCGTGCCTGCGGTTGCCGAGGATTCGGAGGTGGCCCAGCCCGCGCCCCCTGACTCAAATGATCCATTGACGAGCATCAACGACTCGCTCAGGCGCGACTCCACCACCGTCGTCCGGCTCGCCAGCGCGTTGTCGCGCGTAACGCTGGCCGACTCCACGGCCGAGACACTGGCCGCCGTGGCAAGAAGACCAGTGCCGCCAGGCATGCGGGCGACCAATGCGTCGATGCGCTCCGCCTCGGCCTCCAGTTCACTCGCGATGGCGCCGACTTGCGTAGTCACCATGGCCTGAGTGGCGAGTGCGCCACTCCCCGCCGGAAGGCGCGCGACGATGGTATCGATGCGAGTTGCTGCAGCCTCGATCTCCGACGCGTTGGCGGTGGACATCGAGAGCGCAGCCGCTACGGCCTCACCCAGCGACGCATAGTCGCCCACTTTCTCCCACCCTGTCGGCGAGATGTCGGGCTGGTCCCCGGTGGTCTGCACCAGGGCGCGGTACAGCGCGCCGTCGTACTTGACCAGCTGGTCGACCTCGTACGTTTCCGCAACGTCCCACTCGGGTGCGCCGGTGATGTCGGCCAGTTGCGCCTCGAGCGCAGCCACCGCCGCCATCGCCGACGCAAGCGCCGCGTTCGCCTTCGCGGTCGCGTCCGCTCCGGCCGCAGCGGCAGTCGCAAGGTCGGCAGCCAGACGGTCCGCGATCTCCTGATCCAGCCGCATCTGCTCATCGACTTGGCGCTGCGTGATCTCGTCCAGCGATTCCTCGATCCCGCCGATCACCTGGCCCAGGTTCGCGGCCAGGGTCCGGGTGATGACGCGCATACCCGTGGACAACCGGCCCGCCGTGTTGCGGCTGCGGCAGGCGAACGTCCACGTCCCGGCCTCCGGCATGACCGCCTCGAACGGCGCGGTGAAGTAGCCCGTCTCGCCGACCGGGGTCATGGCCTCCCAGTCGGGCGACGCGACCGTGCCAGCGACGTAACGGATCTCCACGCCAGCGAAGTCCGCAGACTGGATCGTGTCGGCCAGCCAGCCCCAGGTGTACAGGCGCACGCCGCCGGAGCGCTGTTCCACGTCGAACAGGTCCACCAGCACCGGCGGCGCATCGGCCCCGAGCGTGGTGTAGACGATGCTCGCCGAAATGCCAGCATTGCCGTCCGGCGAGAACGGGCGCACGAGGATGGTGTACGTTCCCGCGCGGGGGATACGCCAGGACGCGCTACGGGTAGTGGTCTGCGCCACCTCCTCCAGTACGCCATCTTCTTCGGCCATGAACACCGAAGCGCGGGCATACGGGCCGTCCACCTCAAACGTGGCCGACAGCTCGGTGAATACGGTGTCGCCCTGCGTGACCTGCTGCTCGGTGATCTGCAGCTGGCTGGCGACGGGCCGAGTGCGCAACAGGCTGTTGGGCGCGGCAGGGATGTACTCGCCCGTTTCGACGTAGTGCCAGAACTCCGGCGGCTCTGCCACGACCGCAACCCGAGCGCCCTTCAAGTCGGACTCCGGCTCCACCGACACGACGCGGACGCGAAGGCCCGGCGTCTGCTTGAAGTCGTAGATCCAGATCGTGTCGTGCGCGGGGTTACCGGCCGAGTCGCCCGGCAGCGCTGCATCGGACGGCCACGGCCCGACCAGCTGGATGGTGTCGGTCGGATCGGTGAACGGGGCCACTCCGAACACGCGGCAACTGCGCTCGCCCGGGATACGAAGGCCAATGAAGGCGTTCCCGGCAGGCGGCGGCACTTCCTCGTCCAGCGTCAGCGTGACAACGCCAGACGCCACGCTTGCAGACCGCACACGCCCGCCGTAGCCCCACTGCGTCAGATCGTGTTGCAGGGCCAGCATGGACAGCCGGCGGTACGACAGATGCTCCAGATCGGTGCTGTAGGCGATGTCCTTGCGCTGGTAGAGCGACTGGGCCAAGTGCCAGCGGCCCATCTGGGCGGCATGTTCCTCGCTGGTCACACCCTCCAGCTGGAGCTGGGCCGGGTTGAGCATCGTGGTGACGCCCGGAGCCGGGATGCGGAGGGTCCGCGCCTCCCAGACCGTCGAGTCGAAGTAGGTCACCTCAACACCATCGGCCGCGTTCGCCAGGTTGTAGTCCACCTGGAACGATCCGCGCTTGATCGTCGCCATGTTGACGGTGCCGGACAGCGGCTGTTCTGCCGCCGCCCACACGACCGACAGGCGTCCACCAGCCCACGACACCTGCCCGAAGCCCGCGCGGGCGAGGCTTTCCAACATCTCGTCGTGGCTGCGCGGGGCGTCCAGCAGGAAGTCGAAGGTGTAGCCGTTGGCCGCGCAGTGCAGGGCAAACGCTTTCAGCGATGCCTCGTCGATCATTTCCTCGGGCAGCCCCATGCCCGCGACCAGCTCGCCTTCCAGCTCGAACCCCCGCGCATAGGCAAGGATCTGCGCACCGGGGTTGCTCGTCTCCTCGGTGACGTAGGCCGACCCCTTCCACACGGGAATCGGCTCGGACACGGCGACGCAGCGGATTTCGTCGGGCGAGCCGGAAAGCTGCCCGCTCGCCAGCATCTTGATTCCGATGGCCGGCAAACCACCTCGGGTAGACGTGTCGGACTGAACGGAGCGCAGCGTCGTCCACGTGAACCGGCACTCGTCCTTGCCGCTGCCATCGTTCCAAGTCGGCTGACCGAGGCGGACGCGAACGTCGTACTGGCCCGGCGTCACGTTGTAGCTGAACGTACGACGGATGACGCGAGTGTTGCCGTTGGCGATGGTCTGCGTGGACAGAGGCTGCCAACCGGTTGCGCCGACCGCCCGGTACTCCATCTGCACCGGCACGCTGTTGCCGTGGATCGTGCCGTGCTTGTCTACGTCGTACAGCACACCCTCCAGATCAATCTCAATGATCCGGGTGTTCGGCGAAGTGGTGCGGGTGATGTACGGCCCGTTGTTGGTCAGGTCGCCGCCTGCGAGGCTGTCCGCATCGCTGTACAGCGGGATAGGCTGCTCCGGCATCCCGGAAAAACCGGAGTGCCAGACCTGCACGCCGTCGAAAGAGGACAGCAAGGCGTCGCCGTTGTAAAGCGCCTCGACGCGGCCGACGTTGATGCCGGGCGTGAGGATCATCGACAGATACTGCTGCTCGTTCTCGAAGCGCGTGTAGGGCTTGGAGAGAACGTCGGGCGCGATCCGCACGCGGCCGAAGAGCAGCCCCGGCGGCTCATACGGACGCATCCGGTTGCGCGCACTGGTCAGGCTGTGGACCGGATCTTGCTGGCGGTCGCCGCCAGCCTTGCCGACCTTGGGGCCAAGCACCTTGTTGACCAGGATGGAGCCGGCCATGAACACGGCCGCCTGAGCCACCGCCGTGCCCAGCGCGGTAGACGTGCCGATGCTCCAGCCGGCGATGGCGCCGCCGCCGAACGTGAAGTACGTCAGCGCCATCATTGCGACGATGTAAAGCGCCTGCCGGCCGACAGCGCCGCGCACTTCGATCCGCGTCCCGGCCTTCGGACGCACGCGCTCCATCACCTCGACGGGGACGACCACGCCGTTAACGCGGACTTCCCAGTGATCCTTGTCCCAGTCCGGCACGGTCCGGCGCAGGAACGCGCCCAGCTTCTCGCCAGGCTCGAACTCAGCCGCGAAATGGCGCTGGCCTTCGCACGTAATCGGATGCGGAGTCAGGACAATCTGCGTGCCACTGGTCGGGTCATGCATCAAGCCCACGTGTAGAACCCCTCGATCCGTGCGCCCCAGTCGGGCAGCTCACGGGCCAGATGCAGCACGCTGCACCCGGTCCGCTCGTTTGAATGAAGAACCCACGCCTCGTGCGCGAGCCAGAAATAGACGCCGACGTGCCCCGCCCGGCCGTGGTCGAACATCACGACCAGATCGCCGTCCTGCGGCGTATCGGTGCGCGTGGCGTAGGCTTTGGAAAGCTCGCCCAAAGCCAACTGCCCGCGCACGCCACGTGGCCTGCCGTTCGGCAAGTGGATTTCTCGCCCGAACAGTTCGCGCTGCACCAGCACCACGAAGTCGGCGCAGTCCATCTCGTGTTCGTCGTAGGGGATGCCGCAGAAGCGCTCTACGTCAGACAGGCGCACGGTCAGAACAGCCCCGGCGCAAGGAACGGGTTGAAGCGCAACTTCACGGCCTGCTGCCGCGTCATGAAGTCCACGCCAAGCTGCGCCGTCACCTGAGCCGGCGTGACGGACGCGCGCATCATCGGCAGGAAGTAGGTCTTTTCGTGCAGGTCCGGATTCGCGCGGTCCGAGACCATGAGCTTCGCGATCATCAGCTCGTTCGGTGCGATGGCCTCCAAGTCCTCCGTCAGCGACCGGCCCACGTTGTCTACGACCAACTGGGCGCGCGACGCCTGCCCGGACACGTCATCCGGCAACTTGAACCCGAACGGAAACCCGATGTACTCGACGCCCTGCGATGTCCAGTTCTGCGTGTCGTTGACGATGCGCAGCTTTTCTGGCATCGACGGCGTGCTGATTTCGAGGAACAGCAGCGGGCTTTGCTTGTCCGTCACCCGTTGACGGCGCTCGGTGAAGGTCATCTGTACTCCGGGCACAAAAAAGCCGCCCGTAGGCGGCTGAGTGAACTAAAGGGCGCTTGGTGTTAGCGCATGTATTCGATCTGGACGGTTCGGCTGGTCACATCGAAGCCGCGCCCCCTCGGACGAAGCTCGCCGATATCCCCGCCGATAAACCGGGCCGTGATCTGCTGCCCAGTCCTCGGGTGGGTCATGAAGAACCAATCGATCCTCCCCGCCTCATCGAAGTACCAGTCCTCAAATGCGGCGGCGTCTGCGCTGGTGCGGAACACAAGGCTCGCTGTGACCTTCACCATCACTCGGCTATTGATCAGCCTTTGCTTGGGCGGCCCGCGCTCCATTTCAGTGCGCTCTACGGATGGCTGGATCGCTTCAGACCACCCGCCCTGTTCAATGCATACGTAGCTGGGGAAAGTTGCCATTAGACCTGTCTCCTCCAGCCGTACATCGCGGTTCCGACCTGTCCAAGTGCGCCCCCTTCAAGGCTATCGGCCACCACATCGATGATCAGGCGCTTGAACATCGAGCCGTCCGCCCCTTGGGTCGTCTCTTCCCTGGCGGAGACCTGCTGCGGCCCATGGTTGTTAACCACAACCTGCACCCCGCCGGCGCTCGTGAATGACGCGCCACCGACGACGCCGCCCGAGGCATAGCCGCGATAACCCTTGCGCATGGCCTCAACCGCACCAACGCCGCCGGCTCGCGCCACGTCATGCTGACTCCAAACAACCTCGCCCTTGTGGACGATCCCGGCCGGCTCGTACTTGCCGCCCGGCCCGGTGTATCCGCCCTCCGCCTTGCCCCCCGCAAACATGCTGGCGATGAACTTGGCGAACCCACCGCTCGATCCGTTCGCGGCGCCCCACTGCCCCAGCGCGTCGAATACCTTGGAAGCCGCCACGTTCGCAGCCATCCGCTGCAAGGCGTCCGCGAAGTTCTTTGCCATGCCGCTGACGCCATCGGCGAACGGGTCGAACAGGAAGTCAGCAAAGGCGTCCTGCATGTTCCGCGCTGCCTGGTCCGCGTAGAGCGTCATGGCGTCGGTGGTCTTGTTCAGGTCGCCAACCGCCTTGCGGTGTTCATCAGCCAGAATGCCAACGTACTTGGCGTGTTCCTCTGCCGTGATGGAGCCAGCCTTGAGCGCCCTATCAGCCTCCGTGATCGCGCGGCTGTACTCCAACGCGGCCACGGCTGCCGGCCCCTCCAGCCTTGCCGTGGCATCCTCGATCTGGTCAAGCCACTTGCTACGCGAGACCTCGCCATCCATGAGGCCCCGGTCAAACTTGTCCTGGGACTCTTGGGCGATACGGTTCGCCTCCGCCAGCGCCTTCTTAGCCTCTGCCTCGGCTTTGGCCGATTCCTTGGATGCTGCGCTGGGGTCTACGCGAACGTTGCCAGTCCCCACGTTGAGCTGAGCGACCGCCGCCGGGTCATACTTCGGAGGTGCCTTTGGCTGCCTTGCCATATCTTCCCGCAGCCGGCGAGACTCTGCAGCCATGCCCCGAAGTTCAACCAGCTTCTTGCGCTCCGCCTCAAGGGTCGGGTTGAACACTCTCGCGCCCTTGCCGGTAGCCGGGTCGTATCCTTCCATCGGCTGGCCGCGATTGTTCAGAGACTGATCGAACTCGGCGAGACGCCGCTCCTGCCGCTCAATGGCCTGCTCAATGCGGGTCAGGTCGTCCAGCGCCGGGCCGTGGAGCCGCGACGCGACCTCCTCGCCCAGCCACTTCATGACGTTTGCGGTAGTCACCGCCAGCTCCGCCAGTTTCTGGGCGGCGGTGACTGCGCCGTTGATGATCAAGCCGAAGCCGTCTCGGAAGCTCTGTGAATTCATCAGTTCCGCGAGGCTCTGCAGGGCCGGGATCAGCTGGGGAAGCGCCTCCTTCCACATGCCGTCCGTGGAAATCTTCAGCTTCTGCATCTCAACGTCGAGGCGTCGAGTTGCCTCTAGCGTCTCCTCGTCCATGATCGCGCCGGCCTCGCGGGCATAGTCGGCCCAGTACTTGAACCCGTCGCCGTTGTCCCGCAGTAGGGGCACGAGCTTGGTCGAGTCGGACGCGATGGCCTCCATGTAGAAGGTCATTTCGGACTGCGTGACGTTCGCCTTCTGGAGGCTGTCAACGTACAACTGAAGCGCCTGGGAGCCGGACAGCTTGCGGAACTGCTCTGCGGTGACGCCGATCTTCGGAGCGATCTGCTCGAAGAAGTCGGCCATTGCGCCGCCGCCGGTCTGCAGGAAGTCGCCAACCTTGTCCTGCGTGTCCTTCAGGATATCGGCCAGCTTGTCCTGCTCGACGCCAACTGACCGGGCACCGACCGCCCACTCCTGAAACTTGCCCGCCGCTTCGCCCGACAGCTTGGACAGCACCTGAATCTGCTGACTCTCCTGGATCAGGTTCCGGACCTGCACGGCGGTAGCCGCCAACGCTCCCGCTACGGCCGTGCCAATAATGGCGCCGACCACCTGCGCTTCTTTGCCAAGCTCCTTCAGCCGGCGCTCGGCCAGCTTCGCGTCGTTGTTGAAAGCGCCCGTCTTGAGGAGGAGGTCAATGACGATACTGCCGAGGGCCACGGGCTATCCTCCAACTGCTTTCAAAATGGACTGGTCAACGTCCGATAGATCCGACGTGGCGGGGTCCGGGCTGAGTATCGAAAGACGCTCTGCAAAGGCGTCGCTGCCGCCTGACATGCTTGCGGACACCAGCGCAGCGGGCCGGTGGTAGCGGCTCAGGTCATCGAATGGGTAGATGGCGAAGAACTGGAGCCAGCTCTGGAACTCGTCTGCGGTCATCGTGGCGTGCAGCTCTGCCACGGTCCGGCCCAGTTGCAGGGCTAGGTATCGCTCGATGTATCCGACGCTGCCTCGGGCGAACTCGCTTTTGGGTCGCGACGGGCCACAATGCCGTTCGCCTCCAGGACCAGCGGGAAAAGGACGAGGACGCCTTCGGACGTGAGCTTGATGCTGTCCCTGTCGGACATGGCCGGCGTACCATCCGGATTGACCAGACTGGCCGCGATGAACTGCTGCTTGGCGCGCTCGATCTTGCCCAGATCGCCGGAAGCGTCAGCGGCCTTCCAACGCTCGTAATGGATGTGCGCGCACTTCTTCCAGTAGGTGTGCGCCTCGGTGCCGTCCGAGAATTTGGCCGGAAGCTCGATAATCTCGTCGTTCGTCAGAAATCGGTCGTAGCTCATGCTTGCTCGCCTTATGTAGGTGCCCCGACGCCCCACGGGACGCGGCGAGCGAACGCCGCAGGACGCCGGAGCAGAGGGTTAGATGGACTTCCAGGTGCGGGTCATCGGGCCGGACTGCTGCACAGTCAGCGTCCCGCGCACCACGTCGTTGGAGGCGATGTCGATACCGACCTCCATGACGATCCCGTTGAACCGGAACGAGGTGCGGCCGGTAGGCGGGGTCAGGTTTCCGGTCGCCACGGTCGGGGCGGCGGTGCCATCAGACAGCGCGATGAGGAACGGGACGGCCTCACCCAGCGACTCCAGAGCGAAAAGCTCCTGATGCGTGGAGTCCGTGGGGACCAGCGCGAACGGGATGTTCCACGTGGTCGAGCTGCGCGAGCCAGAGATGAACTCCGGGTCGTCGGCGTCGAGACACAGGATCTCGTTCATGGTGCGGGCGCCGCCGGACTTGCTGACGGCAGTGGGGCACGCCATCTTCATGGGCGTGGTATCGAGCGGGTCCGGCAGGATGAAAACCTCCGTACCCTGGGAGCGGACGAAATCGACCATCGTGTTTACCTCGGGCTGGGCACAAAAAAACCCGCCGAAGCGGGGTGTTGGGGGTGGGGTACTGCTGGCTTCAGCGCGTGCTGAAGATGTCGGCGTCGAAAGTCATTCGCCAAAGGCGCGTGTCTGTGTCTCTGCCAAGGCTCTGCATGTTTAGGACGTGGCCTCGGGCCTCGACCGCATTCCTGCAAGCCACGGTCAATGCGTCTCGCTGCGCCTCGTTGGCTGCGACCACATCAACCCGGATTGACTCGCGGTCACCGGGCGGCCTGTCGCTCAGATTGTTCTCGGGGACCACGGCCAGACGCGACCAAACGACATACGGCGCGGGCGTGTCCGGATTGGCTTCGTCCTGATAGATCCTGTTGGTAATCGCGAGGACCGTCGGAACGGCAAGGATTGGATAGATGGGCAGCATCAGCGGTTCTTCCTCGCCAACTTCTCCACTGCCTTGTCGATCCCCTTGCGAAGCTCGGTCACGACGGTCGTAACGGCCTCACCCTTCTTGGCGTGGAATGCCGGCCCCATCCACGGCATTGGGGCGCGCTTCACGGTTCCGTACTCAAGCATCCGGCCAACGATTGATGCGACGATGCCGCTGGGGGTGCGCTTACTGATGGGGTAGCGGATGCGCTTGGGGACAAGCACGAACATCCGCTCCCCGTTCAAGGTTTTGTGCGGCCTTCCGCGCACCACTCGAATTGACTTCTCCAGCAAGCCAGTGGATTCGTCTCTCCCCCCCGCGTTGGGCGTGGCAATGATTCGCTGCACGTTCAACTGCGCCTGCGCGCGGATTACGTTTGCGCCCCTGCGCAATGCCGTGCGCACCGGGCCGCCACGCTTCTGGCTGACCTCCTTAGGCAGGTCTTGCAGCGCCTTCATGACGCCATCCAGCCCTTCGACCTTGAAAGCCTGCTCAGCCATTCTTGACGGGCCGAGAATGAGCGTGAATTCCGCACACGGCGTCACACACGGACTCAAGCCGGGAGACGAGCGCGCGGGCCTTGGCCTTTCTGAATCCGGCCCGATGATCCGCGCACGCTGCGTCGTGATCCGCTCGGCAGTAGGCAATGACCCCTTCAGCCCACGCCCGCGCCTCAGCGGGTATCTTTCCGCCGTAAGCCCTAAGCTGCCGCCGGGCGAACCGCTCTGCCTTAACAAACCCGTGCATGGATTCTCCCTCGCACCTTCGCCCTGTTAGCCATTGAGCGTCCCCACCATCAGCGTCAATTCCTTCCGCGCCGTTTCATCCGGCAGCGGGTCGGACTTCAGTTCCCACAGGCGCCCATCCCACAACACTCGGTCGTGCGACTGAATGCCCGATGCCTCCGGGGACCAGCGGACAGCAAAC